GGAGGGAGGGGGGGGCGAATAGATGTCGGGGGGGGGGGGGGGGGGTAACCTTATTAGCTAATAGCAATGCATATAGCATTATTGTAATTTGTCTTTATCTTTTTCTATTTCGTCTGCTATGAGCTTTGCTATTAGCTGTTGTTCGTTTTTGTAGCCTTTAATAAGTGCGTATGCTCGTAGCTTATCTCTTGTGCCTTTTGGTACGGTTAATAATATGTTCTCGTGATATTTATCAACATTTAAACTTCCTTTTACGAGTTTTACAAAAATCATTGTTAACAAATAAATCATTAAAATTAAGAATGCTAAAAATATAATCATCTTTAAATTTTCTTCATTCATTTTTTTGGTAACTCCTTATATGTATTTGTAAATCCTAAAATGTAATCAGCGGATACATTATAAAATCTGCAAAGTGTAATCAATAAATCAATTGGCAATTTCCTTTTTCCGCTTTCATAAAGTTGATATTGCTGTCTTGTTATTTTTAACACTATTGCTATTGCTTCTTGTTTTAATTCCTTGTCTTCTCTTAGGTCTTTTAAGCGCTGTGTATAGTGCATTTTTATACCTCCTTTTTAATATTTTACTATGCATTCAAAAAAAATGCTTGACAAAGCATTCAAACGAATGCTATTATTATGTTGTAAGAAGCATTCAAATGAATGCATTTTACAAGGAAGGTCACTTGAAAAAGTGAAAGCACCAAGAAGCCCCGGAGTAGTTCCACCGGGGCAATTACCTAAAGAAAAAATAATAAAAGAATTAAAAGAAAGAAAGGAAATAAGATTATGGAAGCAATAATAAAGGGTAATTTTGTAAAAAACGATTCAATTAAGAAAAAGGACGGTACGGTTTTAAATGTGGCTATTGTTTTAGCAGGTAACGAAACCGTGCAGATTAACAATATGATGTTTGGCGCGGATGTTAAACCACTTCAGCCAGTTGAGCTTCGTGTCAATATAAAAAATAGTCAGTATGGCTTGTATATTACACCGGTCACAAATAACTAAAATATTAGCAATCATTATGATTGCAGGTGCTTTTCTTCTTCCACAAATGAACGCTTATGCATATTCAACATCAGATGCAGAACTTGAACCGTACCGGGATAACTCGGTTATCAACGATTTAGGCTTTGATTTACCAACATTCAAGTATAAAGTGCTTTATAGAAATAACACTTATGTGCTTGATACTGATGTTACACAGTATTTCTACATACTCGTTAATTTCGAAGACTTACAATATTGTGATGTCGGACTTGATAGTTTTTCAATGAGCAAAGGTAAATGCTGTATTGCTGTTGTTGATGTTAATTCATCATACAGCGGTGATTATCGTTATATCGACTGCTCGTCATCAGAGGACTTTGAAAAACAGCTTGAAAAACTTTATCCAAATCAAAGAATGAAGTTCGGTGACCTTGTAAGCTTTTATGTTCCTGAAAAGACAGTAATTAACGATTTCTCGAAGCTGATAAATTATCAGCAACTTGTCGATAAGCTCGATACGGTAACAACTCTTGTAATTGTTCTTTGTCTGGCTTCCGGCATAATCATTGGTTGTCACTTTTTAAAGCAATTCAGCTTTTGGAAGTGGTAATAAAAGCCGACTGTGTCGGTTATTGCACTGCTGGCTTACTAAATAAGTAAGGCACGAATGTTTTAAAAGGAATTGATTTGAATGAATATATCAGACGGTGTATATATCTTAACAGTCGGCTTGGCTCTTGGGTTTGTTATAAGTGCTTGTTTTTCCATTTTGGGATATGTCACTTATTTCTTGCTCAAGCTAATTGATAATTCAACTAAATAAGGGGGTGAAAACAATGAAGATTAAAGAAAAGCTTAAGGCACACGCTTCAAAAATTGCAGCTGCTGTAACAGGTGGTGCAGTAATGATTGCCGGTGCTGTTCCTGCTTTTGCTGAAGGTGCTGCATCTGATACCGATGGACTTAAGTCTGCTATGTCTACTGCATTTGGTCAGATTAAAACCGATGCTTTTTCTATGATGGGTACAGCTCTTCCTATTGCTCTTGGCATTATCGGCGCTGTACTTGCTGTTAAACTTGGCATTAAATTCTTCAAAAAGTTCTCTAACGCAGGTTAATGTTAAGAACAGTGATTTCATCTATAATACGGTCAGAATACAGTATTCTGACTGTATTTTTTTAAGGTAAAAATGTATTACAAAATGCGGAAATGTGCGATTACCGGGAACGCTTGCTATTGCTCTAATTGGTTATCCCCTGAAGAGTTTAGGGGTGCCTTTCTGTTTGAACGAGCGAAAAGCGAAGTGAGTTGTAGTCGGCGGGGTTTGACGAATGAGTTACCTTTACTATTCCGTCACAAGCGAAAGAAATCTATATGAAAGGGTGATTAGATGACTTCAGAGTTTACAGAGATTATAAGTTTAAGAGTAGATGATAAGCTACTTTACCAAATTAAAAACAATCTGCGTACCGGTGAAAACTTAAGCGACTTTATCAGAAAAGCAGTGCGTAGTTATTTGGCTATTGTTCAGACGGAGTAGGGGGTGATTTTATGACTGAAAGATTATTTGAACTTCGGCAAAGTAATAAGCTTGCCGCTAAAATTCTTGTAGCGTTTTTTGTAATTGCGCTTGCAATGGTAATGGCATTTGCTCCGCCGGTAGAAACGGTAGCACTTGCAAATGAAGTTAATCAAGTATGTGCTGCTGTCGGGGTTATTGTAGCTGCTGTTACCGGTAGTGCTGTTGCCGGGGGAATGTTAGCTACTGCCGGAGTAACTGCAACTGCTGCCATTCTAACCGGTACCGTTTCTGCTTTTATTGCGTTTCTCGTTGCTATGGGTGTTGGTATGACCGTTGCAAGCCTTATCAGACTTCTTACTAGCGAAAGCTCTCTTGATAAATTCGGGGTAAGTTTTTGGAAAACAATCAAAGATGTTTGGGATTATAACAAGCAAAAAGTAGTCTGCACTGCGGCAACATTCCAAATGATATGTGCAAAGATAAAGCAGGCATTAGGAATTGACGGAACTGCGCCTGAACCGACTGCAAGTGATTATATATTTATTACATCAGCTGCACCGACAATTGATGATTTGGGACTTCCTACTCTTAATTCCTGGACTCTTGAAGAGGATAAATTACCAAAGCCATTAACCGGTGTGTCATCTATTGGCAGCCTTTATTATGGTAAAAGCGGTCAGGAAGCACAAAAAACTACATATGTTAGTAATTATTATATTGGTACATATCGTGAAAGCGGTGATATATACGGAAATATTGGTCTTGTTGTTGATGATGCTACATATGCATTTACAACTGGTGTTACACTTCAGGAGGCTTGTGGTTTTGTTTCAAAACCGATTATAAACAAAGCAAGTAAAAGTTGTTGGTTTATTGCTTCAGAAGCCTGGCAGACAGCTTTTGCAGGTGGCTATCGTTCCTCTATTGCAAAGTTAAAAATTAACGGCAGCTATCTTAAAACTTATAGCGGTAATAATGGTAACTATTGTTATTACAGTGTTTCTAACGGTTATTTAGTTGCATATGTTGTTGATGATAACGGTAAAATCATTAAACCTAAAAGTGTTGAAAATTTCCTTTATTACACTTTTTACTTGGGTTATCGTCCTGCTTTTGCGTATGGCGATTCTAAAAATAAGGATAAAACAATTCTTGATAATCACAGTAATATCAAAGATATGTCTGATGCGGATTATAAGAAAGTTACAACGGAATCATCAGACTTAAGAAAAACAAGAACCCGGAATAAAGATGTTACATATGATTCAAAAAAAGACAGAACTAAAAGTATAACCGATGCTATTAAGAGTACCGGCAAGACTGATGTAAAAGGTAAAGTAACACTTGATTCGGTCGGCTTGTCTGAATCGACTGCAATTGATACTGTTAAGGCTTTAGATGTGTCTGATGTTATCGGTGTAGCAGGTGTAAGTGCAACTGATTTAGCTGTTACTGATACTGCAACCGGTGAAGAAACAAAGATTGATGTACCTGCAGAAGAATCGATACCTTTTGACCTCGGCCCTAAACTTATCAAATTTTCTGCAGAGGGTATAGCTGACAAGTTTCCTTTTTGCCTGCCGAAGTTTTTGTACAATCAACTAAATATTTTAGTAGCTGATGCAAAAGATCCAAAGTTTAAAATACCATTTAAAGTTGAAAGTGCAAATTTATCCGGTGATATTGATTTAGACTTAACAATGAGCGGTAAGGCAAAGACGGTAACAAAAATAACAGATTTCTTTTTGTGTGCTGCATTACTTGTAGGTTTGGTATTTGCTACCAAAAAGCTTGAATTCTAAAGGGGTGATGAAATGATAACACTTTCAATAGAATCAATTGTATCAAATGTTTGGTACTATTTGTGTAAGGGAATAGCAAGTATCTGTGATTTTATAATATCATTCTTCCCGGATAACAAAATGGAAAATTTAAGCGTTCCTGAAGAAGTAGCTAATATATTAGGCTATGTCAATTACTATTTGCCTGTTAAACAGTTTATAGTGATTATTTCAGGTTGGTTGCTGTGTCTTATAGCATTGATGATTTACAGGCTTTTAGCAGGCTTCTTCAGACTTGTAGGGGGTGGATAATATGATTTATCTGTATTCAGGTGTTCCCGGCTCCGGCAAGAGTTATCACGCTACTATGGATATAAGGGAATTTGCCATAGAAAAGAAATTATATGTTATTACTAATTTGCCTGTCGATTATGATTTGTTGTGTAAGCATAGCTCTGTTAAGCCCTCAGAAGCTCGAAAACGCGTTTTTATCAAAGATAATGAAGAAATAACCGTTGACTTCCTCAAGGAATTTTCAAGGCAACATCTAAAGCGAGGTAAAGAGAATCAATGCTTGTTGGTCTTTGATGAAGCAGGCGATAAGTTCAACGCAAGAGACTTCAGTGCTTCAGACAGAATGGAATTTGTTAAGTTCTTCAGAGTTCACCGGCATTACGGTTATAAGGTTCTTTTAGTCTGCCAACATGATAGATACCTGGATAGACAAGTCAGAGGATGCATTCAAACCGAAATTGAGCATAGGAGCTTTAAATACTATAAAACCTTTGGATTTTTGCTTTATATGCTGTTTGGCGGTCTTTTTCAGACAATTTCTTATAACTATCCTATTATCAGTCAAGGTAGGAAAGCAGCGCGTACAGGCTCTAAAATCATACGATTAAGAAAAAAGTATGCAAATATATATAACACTTTTCAATGCTTCGATGATGAGCTTGACAAGCTTTCACCCGGTGGCTCCGGGGTGGCGGGCTTTTTCGCCGCCGGGGGCCCGGG